ACATTGACACTCTTAAACATGAAGACTCTGTATTGCAGAAGTTACTTGACTCTCCTGAATGGACTTCAGTACGTCTTGAAGCTTGTGATGATAACTTCCAATCAACAGCACCTAACTTTATGTCCAACGAAGACATAATGAAGGAATGGAATCAGCATGTTGCAGCTGGACAGACAGATGTATTCTTTCGTGAACTACGTAACCTTCCTATTTCAACAAAGGATTCTTCATTTAGATCTGAGTACTTTCATTACTACAACATCCCTCACGATATGCACAGAACTGATCTTGATCTTAATCTACTCGATGTTGAGGTTCAGCAAAATAAGAATATTGAGACAGTAGTTATTCTTGATCCAGCCAAAACGGTCAAGATTCATTCGGCTGAATCTGCAATAATTGGAATAGGTATCGATCTCAATAGTGCTAAGATCTTCGTTCGAGACATAGTATCTGAAAAAATGTATCCAGATGAAATCTATGATGCTTTATTCAAAATGGCTATAATGTTAGATGCAAAAGTAATAGGTGTTGAGGAAACTTCATTAAACGAGTTTATCAAACAGCCTATTAAAAATGAGATGTTTAGGCGTGGAAAGTTCTTTGAATTAATCTGGCTTAAAGCTCGTGGAGGAATGAAAAAAGAACTCCGTATAAAAGAACTTGTACCATATTATAGGGGTGGTTACATCTATCACAATGCTCTATGTGCAGGAATTAAGAAGCTTGAACAACAACTTCTTATGTTTCCTCGTTCTGCTCTCTGGGACTTGATGGATGCTGAGGCTTATATAATTGAGATGCTTGAGCTTGGAGAACGTTACTTCAGCCCCAAAGAAAATCCTGATGATACTGAGGCTGAATACAAAGAATTAGATTATGAAAAACCTATTGAGAATTGGAGGTACTTGCAATGACAGATCAAATTCTAGGTGGATTATTAATAGCTGTTGTATCTGCAGTCATTGGTAAGGAAATAGGTAGTAAGGAAAAGGTAAAAGATATAGTTTGTAAAGAGAGACAAACTTCATGTTCAACTTTAATAGCTGAGAGGATAGACAACCTAGCATATATTGTATCTAAGCTTGAAAAAGCTGTTAGTAATAAACTGTTAGGTTTATGAGATTGTTTAAAATTTAAACAAACTGAGGAATGAATGGCACTTAAGATATTAAGAATAGGATCTCTTGAAAATATCACTCAATATGATAGTGCAGATTATGATGCTGCTATTGAGACTGATCAACCAATAAGAGCTGGAGTTCCAGTTAGTCCTAATGATGTTTTAAGGTTAGGTGATATTGGCGCTGGGGTTGGTGATGTAGTTGGTCCTGCTGGGGCTACAGATTCAGATATTGCTGAGTTTGATGGTATAACTGGTAAGAAGATAAAAGATGGTGGACTAACTCATGTCAATGTAGCGGACGCTATTGCAAAGAAACACACTCAAGGCACTGACACTGCACTTGGAGCTCTTGGAACAAAGAATCCTCCAATAGATGCTGATAAATTAATCTATCGTGACAGTACATCTTCTGATGCTCTTGTCACATCTACCTGGACTCAAGTCAAGGCATTCTTAAAAACTTACTTTGACACACTTTATGCCCTAGCATCTCATGCAATATCTTCCCATTCAGACACAAGTCTTGCAGGTATATCTAACAACGACTTAATGCAGTGGGACGACCCATCTTCTAAATGGGAGCCTAAGTCAATAGCTGAAGTTGTTCTAAATCAAGACATAAATCCTAATGATGTATCAGTTGGTGGTGATCTTACTCTATCCACTCTCACTACAAAGAACCCACCTATTGACGCTGACAAAGTTATATATAGAGATAGCACCGCATCTGATGGACTTGTTACATCTACATGGACACAAATAAAAGCATTCCTAAAAACTTACTTCGATACTCTTTATGGTGCAATAGCTAATGTTATCAAAGGTGATGGAACAGCAGGGAGGCAAGATCGTATTTTTGGACTTGAAATAACTCCTGGGGGTACACCTAATACAAATATCAGTATTGCGGCTCTTACTGCTTTTAACTTTAATCCACCCACCTTCTCAAACGCCACCAACCTCGCCGCAAGTGGTACGTCTGGGTCATTTGCTTTATCGGCTGATGGCAAAACCATAACGATGAACATTACCCCAGCCTTTGTTGGCATTAGGGCAATAACCGTTGTAAGAGGTAAAATAAATACTGCAAGTGCAACTTACTATTATATCTATCCTGGTATATCAAGTGATAACTTAATTTTACAGATTGAACCACATGGAACCCCAGGCGCAGTTGACTGGCGAACGATTATGGATGCTAATGATAGTTTAAGATTTATTGTTGGTATTATCACTGATAGTTAATAGGAGATCTAAATGTCTTATATAGTAAAAGGTGAACCATCATCCTGGAAAGACGATATTTACAGCCGAGAAACCTTCGACTACGAATATCCTAATGGACTTGATCTAAAGCCTGGAAGTGATTTCCATAACAAGCTTCGTGACAAGATCTGGCAACGTGCTAGAGAATCTCGTAATGAGATATCTAAGCGCTTCGACTCTTGGCGTGAAATAGATAAGACATTAACTACTTACATTCCATTAAAGGATAAGGAAGAAGAACTTAAAAAAACTGATGAGAATAGACCTGTTTCCATTGTCTTCCCTTACAGTTACTCAATGCTTGAAGCACTATTAACTTATCTCTCAATGGCTTTCTTCCAAGATCCCATGTTCCAATATGAAGGTGTAGAAGACGATGATACACAAGGTGCTATGTTAATGGAGCTTGTAATCAGACTTCATTGTATTAAGAATAAGGTACCATTAGCAATCCATACAGTACTTCGTGATGCTCTTGGATATGGAGTTGGAATTGGTATTCCTGAATGGATAATGAGATATGGTAAGAAACCTGTGAAGTCGTCTATAATTACACAGTCTGAATTAGGAGAATCTACGCAGAATCAAGTAACTATGGTACAATCTTTACTCTTCGAAGGTAATTCACTAAGTAATATAGATCCATATATGTGGCTTCCTGATCCATCTGTTTCAAGTGTAGATATTCAAAAAGGCGAATTCCTTGGTTGGGTTGAGAGAAGTAACTATATGAACTTATTAAGTGAAGAAAGTCAACCTAATACATCTTTATTTAATGTAAAGTACTTGAAATCTAAAAAGGACAAAAGATCAACTCTTGCACTTGATCAAAGTGAAAGACAGAAAAAGTATGGTGGATCAACTGATATAAATAGAACAATGACTGATACATTAAGTCCAGTTGATCGTATAAGGATGTATGTTAAGCTAATCCCTAAGGAATGGAAACTTGGATCAAGTGAATCTCCTGAGAAGTGGTACTTTGAACTTGCCTCAGATGATGTAATTATAGCTTGTGAACAAGCTGAACACAATCATGGGATGTATCCTATGGCTGTAGCAAGTCCTGAATACGATGGCTATTCAATAACTCCTATTGGTCGGATGGAAGTATTGTATGGCTTACAACATACACTTGATTTCCTTTTCAACTCACATGTAAGCAACGTAAAGAAAGCTATCAATGATATGTTAATAGTTGATCCTTATCTGGTTAACATTGAAGATTTAAAAGATCCTCAACCTGGGAAGTTAATTAGATTGAGAAGACCTGCGTGGGGACGTGGAGTAGATAAGGTAGTCCAGCAACTCCAAGTAACTGATATTACCAGAGCTAACATTGCTGACTCTGCATATATCACTCAGTGGATGGATAGAATCTCTGGCGCAGATCAATCTATGCAAGGTGCACTTCGTCAAGGTGGACCTGAGCGCTTAACTGGTGCTGAGTTTCAAGGTACAAGAGGAAGTGCAATTAGTAGACTCCAGCGTCTTGCAATGATAATAGGTATGCAATTCATGCAAGATATTGGAACTATGTTTGCGGTTCATACTCAACAGTACATGACACAAGATACTTATGTGAAGGTTGTAGGACGCTATGCAGATCAATTAGGTGCTACATTTGGTGGAAAGGATAGAGCAAAGGTAACACCTTTTGATATGGCTATTAACTATGACTTGATTGTAAGGGATGGTTCAATTCCTGGAGGTAACTTTAGTTCTTCGTGGATTGAGCTGTTCAAAACAATAGGTACTAATCCAGAACTTGCACAGCAATTTGATGTAACTCGTATCTTCATGTATATTGCACAGCAACTTGGAGCTAAAAATGTTGAGGACTTCAGACGAAATATCAACCGGATGCAAGCTGTCTCAATGCCTGATGAACAAGTAATGAATGAGGTACAGAAAGGTAATATGGTACCTTCAGGAGCTATATAATGGAACAGATAAACTTAAGAGTCTCTCGTGATGCAGTTGAGGAGTTTAAAGAATCAATCCTTTGGGCTGATATTGTTGAAGAACTTAACTCATGGAAAACTGGATTTGAGCTCGAGCGTGGATCAATAGTTGATGATGCAGCTGAAAACAATCCTTCAACAGCCTCCATCTTACTTCACTTAGGTGATATTAGTGGAAGGATAAAAGCTGTTGATTATATGCTATCAATCCCAGATGTTTTCTTGGGTCTTTTAGATACAAAGAAGGAGGAATAAAAATGAGCTTAGATGCAACTAAACCAACAGATGTAGAACTTATGAGTGCTCTTCCTATTTACATTAGGGAAGCTCGTGCAGCTATCAATGCACTCTCAGGTGGTGGTGATGTAGGTGTTACAGATCTAACAATTGCGGCTGGAGCAATAGCTCTAACTGTAGGAACTGATCTTGGTCTATTTGGACTTGAGACAGTAATAGTTGATGCATTAGCTGGAGTCAACATCTCAACCATAGTTGGAGGATCTCAGGGACAGGTAAAGATCTTTATCTTCCAAGATAACAACATTGGTATAGTTGATGGACTTGCTCTAAATGGAGGTATTTATCTCAACCAACTACCAGCCCTCACAACCTTTGCTGCTCAAACAAATGATGTTTTAGCATTAGTAAATGTAGGTGGTAATGGATCTACAATTCAGGGCTACTGGAAGGAGATTTTTAGACAGATAGCACTGAAGTAATTAAATAAATGGAGGTTAGCAAGATGGAAAGTGAAGAGAAAGATGTAAAGAATGAAATTGATAGTATGTTGAAAACTTTTGAAAATGTAGGATCTGAGCCTGAACCTATTCCAGATTCAGAATCAGAGCCAGAACCTAGACTTGAACCAGAACTGGAGCCAACTCCAGAACCTACTCCTGAACCAACACCTGAACCAGAACCTACACCGGAACCAGTCTCTGATGAAAAGGATGAGATCATCAAAGATCTTCGTAAGCGGCTTAATGAGAAGGAAACTCCTGTAAAAAAGGAAGACCCTGTTAAGGAAGAACCTACTAAACTCGAAGATCATGACTTTATAGGTGATCTTGACCTCGATGATCTGGTCAGAGATAAAGATGCACTTAATAAGATACTAAATTCTGTCTACTCAAAAGGAGTAACAGATGCTAAAGTCTTAACAAGTGAAAGTGTCTTACGCTCCATTCCAGATATAGTGAAGGCAAATTTCAATATAATAACTACGTTGAAAGAGGCAAGTGACAAGTTCTATGCTGCTAATGAAGATCTTCAGCCCTTCAAAAGGGTTGTTGCGGCTGTCTTTGAAGATATAGCTGCACAAAATCCTGACAAGAAATATGATGAGTTGATGGAAAGTGTAGGTGATGAGACTCGCAAGCGTCTCAATTTACAAAAGGAAGCTACAAAGAAAAAAGATGACCCCGTCCCAAAGCTTCAATCTAAAGGTGGAAGTGGAAGGACTGGGGCTGTAACAAAACCAAATCTTTCACCGATGCAAGCTGAAATTGCATCAATGAATGATACTTTCAAATAGGAGGTAGTAAAATGAGTCTTGAAGATAGAGGTGCACAGCATGACAAAGAGGTAGTCGATAAATACATCGACCCTCAAGGCACGGTGGAGATGAGTACTAGAGACTATGTAGTACGTCCTAGTGCAATACTTGCTCCAATGATAATCGTTCTTCCACCTGTTGCAGAGGCGAAGGGACGGTTCTATTCGATTGTAGTTCGTGCAGCTGATGTGGTTAACACTATCACTGTCACTGATAAAGATGATTCAGAGTGTTGGGAGGATATCATTCTCAACGGTAAGTGTGATCGTCTCCTGATGTATAGTGATGGATTGTTCTGGCATCCATTGGCAGCTATCACAACTACATTCCCTTATGGATATGACTACGAATATCCAGCTCAGCCGTAAGGGATAAGTACAGATCGTTTAATTTGTAAACAAACTCAATAACGGAGGTAATAACTATGTTTTTAGGTATGCGAGGTAACGGAGACTGGGTAACTGACCAGCGTCCGATGAATTGGAGACAGCAAATTCTTTATCTGTATCCTAATGGTATGGCTCCTTTGACAGCTATTCTGTCAATGATGGGGTCTGAAGGTGTAGACGATCCTCAGTTCCACTGGTGGACTCAGGAACAGTCAGCCGTTGGTGGTGCAGTCGCTGGACTATATACACTTCCTGATCTTTCCATTGCCTATGTAGGTGGTGGAGTAATCGGTGATGTTCTCTATGCACAGATAACAACTATTCTTGCAAATCGTGTTCGTGAAGGGCACCAGATTCTTCTTCGTGATTCTGCTGATTGGCGTGTTGACGTAGTTGGTAAAGTAACTGGAGTAACCAGAGGAACATTAATATCTGTTCTTGCTATAAGGTTACTTGAAGACGATGACAATTCTCTAGCCCATGATCTCTCTGATTGTGACACTTTCAAGATCATCGGTAACATCAACCCTGAGGGTGGTGAGATGCCGGATGCAATCGCTCTCAACCCTGTGAAGGTCTACAATCTTTGCCAGATCTTCCGT